GAGGCCGTAGCAGATGAGTCCGGAGCAGTCGTGGTAGTGGTCGACGCCGGTGCAGCGGGTGGGGCCGACGCGGTAGTTCCAGCCGATGTGGGCGATCATCGCGGCGACGAAGGTGTCTCGCTGGCTCACAGCATGTTCCTCCGCTATCGTGCGCGGCCGTGGGCCGAATCGTGGGGGCAGTGGGACAACTCCGCTGGCACGAGCGGCTACTGCTGCTCGCCCTCGTGCTCGTCGCGCTGTGGGCGTTCATGCCACGAGCGACGCACGGGCATCACGCGACGCCCGGCATGGTGTGCGAACCGAAGGTCTGCTACGTGCCCTAGTCGGTGATGTACCGCTCGTAGCCGCACGCGATGAGCGGGAACTTCGCGTTCGCTGCGATCGGGTTCGTGAGCCCCTGCGCCCATGCGGCGAGCGCGCCCGTGATGCTGGTCTGGCTCAGTCCGACGGGCGCGTTGCCGTTGAGGTTCGATGTCGGCTCGGCGATGAGGTAGCCGGGCGGCGGCCCGTTCTGGACAGCGAGCGCCGTCAGTGTCGGCGCGCCGGCCTGGGGGGTGATGCTGCGCCAGTACCACCCGCGCTTGACGGGGACGAGACAGGCGACCGACACGAAGCCGGTGGCGGTGTGCGAATCCGCGGTGCCTGCGTCGAGGAGCAGCGGACCGGGTGCGCCGTTGTCGTCTGCGTAGAACCCGAACCGCAGCACGCTCGACGCGGCGGTCGCCGTCACCCACGCGCCGAAGTAGGTGAGGATGCCGTTGCCCGGAATCCAGAACGGCTCCGCGTACTCGGTGGACTGCGTGAACGCGTTGGTCGTGCGACCGGACCCGAAGTTCTGCCGCACTAACGGATAGGCGACACCGGACGCGGGAGACGGCCAGCGTTGGTCGTCGTGCGCGACGTAGCCGCCAGAGTTCGCGATCATCGCTGGAGTCCATGGAACGCTCGCGACCTTCGCGAGAACGATCGAGGCGTAGATCTGGTGGCCGAGCTCGGACGGGTGGATGTCGTCCCAGGTGAGCCAGCGGCGGTCGTAGACGGCGTCTCCGACCGCATGGGTCGTCGCTGCCACGCTGGCGACACCGACGTCCACGCCCGCGTAGGCACGGTCGACGTTCATCGTCCAGAATGGCGCGTTCGTTACCTTGTCCGGCACCGAGCTGACGCGCATCTTCTCGAAGCCCGACGTTGTGAGTACCGAGCCCTTGGTGATGAGACACGTCCCCGCGTTGACCGGAGCGATCGTGATCGACGAATCGCCGGAGCCAACCGCGTGGCCGGTCGCAACCGCCGCGCCGTAGCGATTCGCGATCTCCGTCGCGACATCGGCGACATAGCAGTTCGTGAACTCGCTCGCCAGCGACGTGAGAACGTTGTTCATCGCGGCGTTCTGGCTTGGGCCGACAACCACCCAGATGCTCGCGAAGTCCCCGTCCGGTTGATTGACAAGCACCTGTACGGGCGGGTCGGCGTCTTCAATGAGAAAGTCGAAAACGGAGAAGTTCTCGTTCGCCTGGAGCTGGCTCACGGTGAACCGGAGCACCGATCCCGCGTCGCCCGCGGTCAGCGTAGTAATGCGCTTCACCATCTGGATGTCGTTGCCCTGCATGCCCTGCGCGGCAATCGAGAAGGTCGACGAGTAGCCCGACGTACCGCCGGATTGCGAGACCGTGACGAGCGCGGTGTCGGCCGCGCGCACGAAGTGCGTGCCGCTGTTGTGCGTCGCTGCGGTCGTGCCGTTGTAGCCACGCGTGACCGAGGTGAAGCTACCGCTGCCCGTGCCCTGCCCGGCCGTGATGAGCATCTCTTCGGAGTCGATCTTGATGACGAAGTTCCCCGACTGTGGGAAGTTCGTCCTACCTGAGTTCGTGCCCGACACCGGAACCGTCGTCTGCGAGGCGTCCATCGAGCTGCTCAGCACCGCGTTCGCGTTCGGGTTGCCAAGGATGCCGAGCGAGATCGGCTCACCTTGGTACGTCGGGGGCAGCGTGACCTCGACGTAGTCGCCGTTCGTGGAGGTCTTGCGGTACGTGCCGAGGGTGACGTAGTTCTTGTCGGTCTGCGCGGCCGACCATGTACCCGAGAACGTCGTGAACACGGAGGTCTGGCCGATGTCGTAGAGCCGTCCGGCGCGCAGGCGCGAGAGCAGCGCGCGCATGCCGTTCGTGAACGCGGTGACGACCGAAGAGCCGTTCGTGGACTGCACGACCGAGTCGTTGATGCCGAGGCAGATGAGGTTGAGTCCGGGCGCGCATTTGCTCGACTGCCGCGCGTCCGTGCGCGATCCACCTGCGTAGAAGTGGTTCGGGAACACATGGCGGAACACGCCGCCGATCCCCGCCGCGGTGTCGCCGATCTGCGGTAACCCGCCGGTCGCGCCAGAGTGGCCGTACAAGGTCACTTCGGTCGGCGGGATGTTCAACCCTGCGGCGACGCGGTGCGTGAACGCGGTGAAGTCTCCGCGTACGTCGTCCGAGCCGCCGCCCTTCTGCGTGTACGAGTGCCCGATCGAGATGAGGTTCCCAGGTCGGGGAAGCACCAGCGGCAACGGCGCGTAGCGCGCGTCGAGTTGCGTCAAGGAGAGATCGTCGCCCGTGATGACCCATACGTTCGACCCGATGTAGAGCATCACGACCGCGTGGCCCGTGATCTTCAGCTGTCCCGACGTCGCGCCGCCCGCGTAGTTGAAAACGTCGGACCCGGAGAGGTTGTAGGTCACGTAGTTGACGACCGGGTTCGGCTTCACGAGCTTCAGCTCGATTTGCGTTCCGACTGCCTGAGAGGCGGGGATCGTCACCGTGCACGCGTTGCTCGTCGTGTCGATGCGGTGGAGTGTGTTCGCCGATGCCGTGAGCGTGCTCGCGGTCGTCACGGAGCCCGCGTCCGCGAGCGCACCCGTAGCTGTGATCGTGAGCGTGTTCGCGCTGTCGTTGTACGACAGGCCGATCCCGGAACCCGCGACGAGCAGCGCGGCGACGCGGTCGTCGATCCGTTCGGCTTCCGCTGTGGTGTCGACGCCGAGCGTGAGTGTCCCGGCAGGGTCGGAGTAGGTGACGGTGAGCCCGGTTCCCGCAACCGACATCGCGCCGACGACGTCCTGCACCGCTTCGGTGAAGTCGGACAGCGACCCGGACGTGAGTCCGGACACCGCGATCGTGATGGTGTCCGCGCCGTCGTTCGGGGTGATCGTGATGTTCGACCCGGCCGTCAACGCGGCGCCGAGAGCGTCTCTCGCGCGCTCGTCGACTGCGGTCGCGAAGTCCGACAGGTCGGAGGTCTGAAGTCCCGACACGGCGATGGTGATGGTGTCGCCGGGGTCGTTGACCGTGACGGTGATGCGCGCGCCCGCGGTGAGGGCCGTGCCGATCGTGTCGCGCACGAACTCCGCGGCGGTCGCGGTGAGGGTCGCGGTTCCGTCGGCGCCGAGGTTGATCGCGCCTGAGACGGACTCCCACGCGGTGTCGCCGTCCGTGCCCGACTGCTTGACGATCAGTTGGCCGGCGGTGCCACCATCCGGAACGCCACCGCCGCTCGGCTGGATGAACCCTGACGGCACAACCTCGATCACATCGTCGGTGACGACGACATCAACGACATCGGCCGTGACGATCACATCCGCGGACGTCATCGCGTCACATCCAAGGCAACCGCGGCGTTACCGGCGATCAACGTCGTGACCTTCCCGGACCCATCGGTCTGCTGAAGATCCCACGCGTACAACCGGCCGAGCGCGGCGGTCTGAGTGTGCGTCAGGCTCAGCAGCAGCACGCCCGTCGCCGCGTTCGTCGTGTCGATACTGAAGTCAACGTGCGCGGTGTCGTCGGGCGAGGTGCGCAGCTGCGCCGCAAACGTCGAACCGCTCAGATTCATCGGTGACGTCTTCGCAGCGTCGGAGTAGAAGGTGAGCGACATCGTGTAGTCGTCGCCGCGCACGATGCCCTTGGGGTCGAACCGTCCGACAGGCATCTAGACCCCCGCGCCGACGTCGAGAATGTAGAACCGGAACCCGTTCGACAACTGCGGGCCGTGGTTCCCGCTACCGGTATCTTCACCATGCAGCTGGAACGTGTAGTTGCCCGGCACCGTCGTGATGTAGTGAATCCAGGCAGATCGGTTCTCCGCGGTGCGCGCGTTGTCGGCTGCGTCGCGGTAGCCGAGCGCCGTGAAGGCGGGTCCGATGTTGCCCGTTCCGACGTCCGTGGGTGCGCCCACCGCAAACGAGATGCTCAGGTGCGCCGCGGGATCGTTGATGTCGAGTGGCCCCGAACAGCCCATGAGGATGAACCGTGGTCCCGCGATTGCCAGCGTCGTACTGAAGACGGCGGAGTCCGCGTTCGTCGGCGTGAACGGATGGTCTGCGGTGAGTTGGTTGTAATAGAGGAGGCGGCCCGGCTGGTTGAGGAGGTCCGCGTCGATCTCTTCGTTCGCGACCCACGCATGGCGAGTGAACTGCGGCACGTCCCTCCTTTCCTCAGTAGACCGTTGTGTCCGCGGGCGAGAGCTGATAGCTCACGCTGCACTGCTTCGCTGCCCACGACTCGCTGATCTGCTCGATCGAATAGTTTCCGACCATCGGATCGCCGATATCGGACGGCGTGTACGCCAACGTCAGCCGATCCCCGAGATCCATCTTCAGCACCGGCGGGAACAACAGATCGGGCGCGTTCTGCGGCTTGATCGTCACCGACGAGAACCGCGGCTGCGGATTCGCGTACTTCGCGAGCAGCCACGCAGTCTGGTTCCGGAAATCAGTTCTCGACGCAGTGAGTAGATCGGTGCGGGAGTCTTCGATCGCGCCGTTCGCGCGGATCGATGCCGGGTCCTGCGCGACAATCGGAGTGTCCATGTCTTGGCGGGCGCGCACGATCCGGTTCCGGATGTACCGCTCATCCGCCGGGTCGATGTTCACCGACGTGTAGCTCGGCTTCACTTGATCGGAGAGCACCAGTTGGCTTTGCGACTGCGACGTGGCGGTCTGCCAATGATTCCGGCCCTGGAACTGCAACGCGCCACCGTTGGACACGAACAGCCGGCCCGTCTCGGAGTTCGTGATGCGCTGCAAGTAGTTCAGCGACGTTTCACTCGACGACACGTCCGTGTCCGCGACGAGGAGCGTGTTGCCATCATCCACGGCGCGCATGAACGGCGGCAACGGCCAGAGATCGAGGATCGAGTTGACGCGCGACCCACACGACTCGACCGCGGGGAACGACAGCTGCCCGCCGGTCACGCAGTTGTTCGTCAACCCGTAGACCGGATCGTTCGTGATCCCCGGCGCTTCCGGCCGAAGCTGATTCCGGGACAGCCACCCGAACAGGTCGGTCGCCGTCACCGTTGTCGTCACCGCGTTCTTCGCGGAGGCCTCCGCGTACTGCGGCCACGAATCCACAAACCCCGTGAACCGCGGGTAGATCACATCACCCCACACCCCGCAGACCTGGATGAGTCGCCGGCTCGTCAGCAACCCGTAGTAGGGGCCATCCTGGTAGGTGGGGTCGAGGCTGCGGTCGAAGTTGTTGAACGTGAACGTCGCGGTCCCCGCCTGCACCGCGTCGAGCTCGAAGGACCGACCGCGGTTGATGTTGCATCCGCGGCACACCGAGGTGAGTTCGGTCCATTGGGGGACGTTGTCGAGCGGGTCGGAGAAGAACGCGACGCGTACGAGGAGGTCGGGGAAGACCTGGGTGGCGATGTTCTCGACGTCGATCAGGAACCCTGGCGGCGGGGGCGGAGGAGTAGTCGTCGTGGCGCCGCGAAGGTGCGCGGGGGTGGTGCCGCGCAGCCGTGCCGGCGTGTTGGCACGCGGCCGGAACGGAACGGCCATGGCCTAGAACGCAGGTTCGTACAGCAGCGTGGCCTGGATGACGTCGTTCGTCGTGAACGCCCACGGCAGCTGGTCGGTCACCGGCGCTGCGGCTGCATCCATCTTGATCTTCCAATCGAAGGTGAGCGTGCTGCCGGGCGCCTGGTTGATGTTCACGGTGAACCCCGTGGTCGACACAGACGTCAGCCACTTCTGGCTCACGAGGTTCGTGCTACCGGACGTCCATTGCACGTCGATGTCTGCCGCGGATGGCGTGCCCGCCATCGTGTTCGTGAAGGTGACCGCCTTCGTCGTGGCGGCCGACGTGATGGAACTCGAGCCCGAATCGACTTGCCAGGGCGCGAACAGCTGACACCACTGGTTGCGGTGCTGGCCGTTGATGCTCGACGGTCCCGCGTCCGCGACGTTCGGCACCACGGGCACCGTCTTCGACTGGAGCGTGCGCGCAACTGAGCCGAAGCCGAGCAGCCGATCGTGCTGCGAGTTGAGCGCGCCCGATCCGGTTCCGCCGAGCGACACCTGCGCGGGGATGGGAAGCGACACGATGTAGTTGCCGGAACCCGCGTTGGAGGACGAGCCGAACACGATCTGAAATTCGCACTTCACGAGCCGTAGATCCTGAAGGAAGATCCAGGCACCGCGCTGCACCGCACCCGTGCCGAGCGTCGGCGTCGTGCCACCCGACCAGACGTCGAGCTGTGGCGTATACGTCTGCCAGACGGGCCTCACGACGTGAAGTCCCAGCCCATCGTCACGACCGCGATGTTGCTCGACGCCGCCGAGTTCACGGACGTGATCTCCAGCGTCTGACCAGAACCGAGCAGCAGGTCCGGGTAATACTTCTCCCACACTGTCTCGACCGACGTAGTCGTGACCGTCGTATTCGCGATCGTGATCTGATCGAACAGGAAGTACGTGCCACCTGCGGCGGTCGTGATGAACACGTTGATCTTCGCGGGACCACCCGAGAACGTTGCGATCGGAGTCGCGCGGATGTAGTCGATCCGCGTCCCATCTGCCGCGCCAGTGTCGAGTACCTGCGTGTTCGAGAGCCCGGTTCCGCTCGTGTTCGTGTTCGTCGAACCAGGCGCGACCTTCATGCCGACGGAGGGCTTCGCCGGGAAGATGGCTGCGGTATTGGCGCTCACGGGCGATACCTCGTCGTGTCGATGTTGGAGAGAGTGAGCTTGCCGGCGGTCGAGTAGGAGCTATTGATGGGCATCCGCTTGTCGATGATCATCGAGCTCGTGATCTGCGTCGTATTCGCAGGGATCGGGATGGCCGCGAGCACGATGCTCGGCACCCCACCGGTGACGGTCGGCGTCGGGTAGATCGGACTTGCGGTGGCTGATCCCGAGTTGCGCTGGATCTGGCTCGCGACCGCGACGGTCGGGTTGATCTCCACGAACGCGTACTTCTTGAACGTGGCGTTCGCCGAGAATGCGACGGTGCTGCCGCCAGGAACATGCACCTGCTGAGCGCCCGCCTGCACGATCCCTTCAGAGACCGCCACGGTCATGTCGGGCGACGCTTGCGCAGTGACTTGACAGCCAGAGACGACCCCATAGCCCGCGAGAGCCAAGGCCATGATGAGGAAGTCGATCGTGTCGCCGGTGGAATCCTCGGCGTCACCGAGAGCTACCGCCTGCGCCTCGTTGAGGATGATCCCGGTCGACGGAACGAAGGGAAGAAGGGCCATCAGCTAGCTCCCCGGTCCGCTACCCGATGCTGAACCCACGCTCGGCACACCCTGAATGCGGTGGATCTGCCCACTCGACAACCGGTTCGTGTCCAGCTCGTAACCCCACAAGCCGAGTAGCGGCGTCGCGGAACCGAGCAGGTTCGGCCCGTACGGGTCGTCCAAGCCTTCGTAGACGTCGAGCTGGCTTGCGGTGCCGCCGGTCACCTGGAACGCGAGCTTGATCGTGCCGGTGACGTTCGGGACCGGCTGCGGGATGTTCGGCGCGTTGTACGTCGTCCCATCCGACGTCGTGACCGCCACAACCGTCGCGGTCAACCCATCCGGCAACGTCGCGTACGTGAAGACGTCCGCGGGGCTGATGCCCGACGTGCCCACCCCGGTGGTGACGGAGACGTCGACGCTGCCGGCGGCGTGCGCGGGGTTCGTCGCGGTGATCTGCGTGTCGGAGTTGACGACGTACGCGGCCGCGTTGGAGGTCCCGAACTTGACCTGCGTCGCGCCCGTGAATCCCGACCCGAGGATCACGACCGCGTCGCCGCCGGAGATGTCCCCGGTCGATGGGGTGATTCCGGTGATGACCGGGCCTGTCCCGGTGGAGGTGTAGGAGAACTGGTCGCCGGCAGTCGTGGTGGAGGTGCCGGTGCCGTTCGTGACCTTCACGTCGTACGTGCCCGCGGTCTTCGCGGGAGTGACCGCCGTGATGGTCTGGTCATCCACAACCGAGTAGCTCGTCGCGTTCGTCGCGCCGAACTTCACACCCGTTGCACCCGACACGCCGGTGAAACCCGTGCCGGTGATGTGGACGCTGTCGCCACCCGACGTGGAGCCGGAGGGAAGGCCGGTTGCGTCGTTCGTGACGCTCGTGACGGTGGGCAATCCGCCGGTGTTGTTGTTGATCGCGGCGCGGATGCCGTTCGGCTGGTTCGACAACGTCGTCTGCCCGGCTGAGTTCGTTGCGCGTGCAGCGAATAGGTAGTTGCCGTCGGCCAATGTCGTCGTGTCGAGCAGGTAGAACCAGCCGGAGAGCGCCGAGTACGAGCAGTTGCCGCCGTTGTCGCCCGTGCCCGGCATGAGCGTGGCGCCGTTGTCGCGGTACAGGTTCACCAGCAGCGTCTCGGGCGCATCGACGGTGTCCGACGCGTTGATGATGAACAGCGTCGCCGTACCTTGCAGCGGCGCGGCGTGCGTCGGGTCATCGGGTGGCGCGGTGATCGCGCAGGACGGCGCGGTGCGAGTCGGGGTCGATCCCAACGCGGTCACGAACGCGTCGTGGATCACGGTCTTCACCACGCCGCTGTGAGTCGGCGAGTAGCCGTAGATCCCCGCGTGGTCCGCCCAATCACCCGTGTGGGTGTTGTCGTTCAGATCCTCGAGCTCGAACAGGATCTCCGGGCCGCCCTTGAGCAACGTCTGAACGGTGCCAAGCCACGCGGAGAGTTCCGCGATGCGCGTCGCGGTTTCGGTTTCGGTGATCTCGATCGTGAGCGGGTCGGCGCCTTGCGTCGCGGTGTTCCATCCGGCGCGGGTGAGGCCGCGGGTGCCGCAGTTCGCGGTGTCGCCCGTGTTCGTCGGCGTCGAGTCGGGGCGGTTGAAGCAGCCGTCTTCGGTGAGCCAGATCGGACAGGTTGAGCGGCCGGCGTTGTCGAGCACGGTTCGCAGCTTCGGGAGCACCGTTTGGCGGGTGCTGTACTGCGACGTGTTCGTCGGGGGGCATTGCAGGAAGTAGGGGTGCATCCCCGCGAAGTCGAAGGAGTTGCCGCCGCCGTTGTCGATGATGCCTTGATGCCACTGATCCGCCGCGGTCGGGCCGCCGCCGGTGGATGACCAGATACCCGCGGTGCCGACAAGGACACTCGCGTACCCAGCGCGGTTCGCGCGCCCCTGGATCACGCCGGTCTTCACTGCGGCGTAGACGGTCTTCAGCATCGCGGTGTAGTTGCTCACTGAGACCGGCTGGAGGAACCCGGAGGATGGTTCGTTCCAGACCTCGACACCCTTCGTCACGCCAGGCGCACGGGTCTCCGCGTGGTTGACGAGCGACCAGGCGTAGTTCGCGACATCGCGGTAACCGAACGCGGCGTCGCGGTTCGGGTACACCTTGTCGGTTGTCCCGGTATGCAGTCCGGAGGGGCAGTAGCCGATCGTCCAGAGGATCTTGTTACCCGCCGCCGCGTTCGCGTCGATGACCGGATTGAAGTGCGACCAGTCGAACGCGTCGTTCTGCCCCGGCAGTGTCCCCGCGAACGAGCCGGGTTGCGCGCCGTCCCATTCGGGCTGCACGCGGACGATCCGCTCCCCCGTGTTCCCTGCGGCGTCCCACAGTGCCTTGACGCGGTTCGCGATCTGCGTTGCGTACGTCCACGACGCCGAGATGCAGATGCCCCAGGGGACGACGGCGGCGACGGGGTTGTAGGTGTAGTCGTCGAATGCGCCGTTGTTGGTGCTGGTGCCGTTCGCGTTCGTGACCTTCACGCGCACGACGCCGGTGCCGGCGGGTGCGGTCGCGGTGATCGAGGTGTCGGAATTGACCGTGTAGCTCGTCGCGTTCGTCGCGCCGAACTTCACACCCGTTGCACCCGACACGCCGGTGAAGCCCGTGCCGGTGATCGCGACGGAGGTCGCGCCGGACGCGGTGCCGTGGTTCGGTGAGAGCCCGGACACGATCGGGACACCGACGATCGTGTAAGTGAACTGGTCGCCGGTAACGAGCACACCGCCAGATTGATGCGGCGGGTTGATGACGCTGGTGCCCTGCGGGGTCGTGACTGTTACATCGACTGTGCCCGACGTGGACGGCGCAGTGCAGGTGATCGTCCCGTCGTCCACCACCACAACCGACGACGCGGAGGTGGTGCCGAACTTCACCGAGGTCGCGCCGGTGAACCCCAGCCCGGTCAGGGTGACCGACGTTCCGGGTGGACCGAAGGTTGGGGAGACAGTCGCGACGTATGGGTCACCCGACGCGGACGCCTTGAACGCATCGAACACCGCGGGTTTCGGGGTGACTTCGTCGATGTAGTACAGGCCCCACATGCGGCCTTTGTCGTTCGTGTTGTCGAAGTCGGTGAAGCAGGTCAGGTAGCAGCGGCCGGGTTCCTTCGAGTACAGCGCAATCGCGTCCTGCCAGATCGCGATGAACTGCTCCGCCTCAACACCGATCCCACCAACAGGAATCGTGGGGTCGTACTTCGGGTCGGTGGGCTGGTTGTAGAGGTTGTCGGGCGCGACCGGCACCCCGTACTCGGTGACCGCGTGCTTCTTGTTCGGCCCCGGCCCCGACGACCCATCCCCGTTCGCAAGGCGGATCTGCTCCGACCCGGAGTTCGGAACGGACAGGGCGCCGTAGATGTTCGGATACGCAGCCCAATTCGGTTCGACGTCATGCGTCGAAGTACCGAGCGTGCCGATCGGCCAGCCACGCCCATCCGACTTCGAGTGCGCCATCGCGAACGACGCGGTCTGCGGCCACGTGTACCGATGCGAGTTCCACATGTCGTACGGGTACTGCGTGCTTCCGGAGTTCGGTGAGCCGAACCCGTTCGCGTTCCACCACTCGTACAGGCCGTGCGTGAACTGCGCGCCGCCGATGAACTTCGCGTTGCCTTTCGGCGGAGCGGCGATCCCACCGAGGATGACCGCCGGCCAACCCGACTGCTTCTGCGCGTAGATCAGTGACATCAACCGCGCGTACGCACCCGCACCTGAGGTGGTGTTCGCGCCGTCGTTGTCGCCGGGGCCTCCGAGGTAGTTCTGCGAGTCCCAATCGACACCCGCGGTTTCGTTGCCGCATTCGACGCCGACGATCTCCAGGTCCGCGCCGCCGGTCCCGAGACCGTTCCCTGTCGAGTAGCGATCGAGCACTCGTGCGATCAGATTCGCGTACGGCTCGTAGTACACGGGGTTGCCCATGTTGGGCTGCCCGCCGACACCGGAGAGTTGCAGGATGACCTCGACGCCTGCGTCGTTGCAGTCGCGGATGTAGAGGTCGAGGAACCGGAGCTGCTTGACCTCCGTCGCGGAGGTACCGAACGCGCCCGTGAGACCGGAGTCGAGTTTCGCCCACGCGATCCCGCCGCGGAGATGTTGCGCGCCCGCGGCGACGAGCTTCTCGAGGTCGGACAGTCCTGTTGCGGGGGCGTTCTGCGATGGTGAGGATGGGAGCCCGGCGCCGGTCGCGATGCCGATCTTGAAACCGCGTGCCATCAGTGACCCAACGCCACGACTCGGATGCCGCCGTTGTGCTTCGACACTCGGTGGAGGGCGTCGGCGGTGACGCGGCCGAGCGCGTCGATGTCGAGGCCGACGGAACCGCGTGCGTCGATCGTGACGTAGTTGTTCGTCACCCAGCCTGCTTCTCCGCCCGCGTACGTCGGTGATGAGGTCGGCTGGCCGAGCAGGCCCGCTTCACGCATCACTTCCATCGCGCGACGGCGGTCGCGGAGCGGGACGATCGCCTCAGGTCCTGCCTCAGCGAAGAGACCGAACGTCGGGCTCGTGAACACGCCGCCTTGCGCGTACTTCTTCACGCCGCCTGGCGCGTTGTACTGCCCGGTGCGTGTGTTGACGAACGCGGCGCCCTGCCCGGAGACGGCTACGAGGATCTCCAGCGGGTGCGCAGCGAACCACTTCTGCGCGGCGATGTAGTTCGCCTGCCCCTGAATCAGGATGCTCGACAGCTCGGTGTTGGCCTGCTGCTCCAAGCCGCGCGCTTGCGCGATCAGGATGTTCAGCTGATCCTTTCCACCCTTCGCGATCGTGGAGAGGACACCCTTGACCAACCCTTCCGACTTCGGACCCGCCGCGTACAGCTCCTGAATGAGGCCCTGGTCGATGCCGTCGTTCGCAAGGGTCTTCATGTCCGACGCCCACTGACGGGTGTTGATGACCGTGTCGGTGAGGAACTTGAGGATGTCGCCCGACGAGATCTTCGTCTGGTCGCCGAAGTGCGCGACTACGTCGGTGAACCCGGAGATGGCCGAGTCGGTCGCATCGACCGCGCCCTTGACGTTCTGCTCGATCGTCTTCAGCGCTTCAGCTGACGTACCGCGGGCCTTCAGAACCTCAGCGTTGTACGCGCCGTACTGAGACGCGATGGCGTGCAACTCTTTCGCCTGCGCCGCGCTCGTGTCGGCCGCTTGCTGCGCGAGAGCCTTCGCATGGTCGGAGGTCTGTTGCTGTTCCTGCTGCTTACGAAGCTCGGTGAGACCTTTGAGCTTCTTCTCCTCTTGGGACAGGTAGTAGTCGCCGAGCGCCTTCGGTGGACCGCCGGGCTTGTCGAGTTCGGTGCGCCACTTGCGGATGTCGTTCGTGAGTCGTTCCTGCCGCGCATCGAGATACGCGATCGGGTCGACCGCGCGCTGCGCGCCCTGCGCGGCCGCGTTGAGGTAGTCGGTGATCTCCTGGCGGGCCTTACGTGCGTTCTCCGCGTTCTGGTGAAGTCCGTAGGCGATGCCGCCAATCGCGACGGTCGCGATCCCAGCGATAGGCGCGACGCCGCCGAGCCCGGCGAGCAGTCCGCCCGTCCCTGCGGCTCCTGCCGCGCCGGCTTCGCCTGCCGCGGCTTCGGCGGCGGCGGCACGGGTCGCGGCGCCCGTGATGAGGTTCCAGGCTGCGGCGATGCCTTCCAGCGCGGATTGCACCTTGAGCACCAGAAACGCACCGATGGCGACAACGAGCGGGCCACCAACCACGGCAGCGAGCGCGTACGCGGCCGCCTTGTTGTGATCGAACCACTCGATCGTGGACGCGAGCCCATGCGCGAGCGACGCGAGGACTGGCAGCACCTTCGTGCCGATCTCCTCCTCTGTGTTCGCGAACTCGGCCTTCAGCGCCTCAAGCTTCCCCGCGTAGGTACCGGCGGCCTTCTGCGCGTCACCGCCGTACATGTCGGTGAGCTTCCGGACCGCCTGCTCCGCGGTGATCGTGTGACCCGACGCGTCCTTTGTCGCGATACCGAGCCGGCCGAGCAGACCGACGTGACCGGATTCCACCTTGACGAGCAGGTCCGTCGCGGACGCGAGTGAGATGTTCCGACCGTGCGCGACGTCGGCGGCCAACCCCATGAGGTCGATCGCCTTCTGAGTCGAGTGCGTGACCGGGATCAGCCGCGCGATCGCGTCATTGACGGTGTCGTTCTCGTAGCCGAACTTCGCCATCCGGCTCGCGGTGTCGTCGATCTGACCCTGGTAGGTCTTGTACTGCTCACCCGTGTTGCGGATCGCGGTTTCCAGCCGCGCCTGCGACGCCTCACCCTCGAGCGCGGCCTTGACCGCCAGACCGCCGAAGCCGACGACCGCGCCACCAAGCCCGAAGAACGCAGCTTTCCCCACGGACGCGAGCTTGTTGAACGACGACGTTCCGTGATCGGCGGTCGCGAGCATCTCGCCACGCGCCTTCATCAGGTCCGCGCGGAATTCGTCGGTCTTCGCGACCAGTTCCGCAATGACCGGCGGAAGGAAGGACCCAGCCACTCAGTCCCCTTCCTCCGGCAGCGGAGTGTTCATCACGTCGTCGATCTTGAGTAGCCAGTCCGTACGTTCGGCCGGCGCGGCGTCGATTTCCGCGAATGTCCAGCCGGTCAATTTCACGAGTCGCCAGTCGTCCAGTTGGGACGGCAGCACTTCGCCTTCAACGAGCGGGTAGCCCTCCCGCGCGAGTGTCAGTCGCTGGAGGGCTTGGTAGGGGAAGCGGGGTCCGTGGAGAGCTCGAAGTTGCGCTGCGGGTTCAGCACCTTCATCACGTCGCCGGTGGCGTCGTCGAGACGGTCCCAGTCGAGCGCGCCGAGCTTGTCGTACGACGCTTCGTCGTCCTTGGGCAGCGGGAGCGGGAGCGTCCATGAGACGAGCAGCGCGTTGAGAATCGCCAGGTTGATCGACCGACGGATCGCGCGCTCTTCCTCGGTGGTGAGGTCGCGCGGCGCCTCACCTTCCGGAACGTCGGGTTCGACGATGCAGTCGCGGATCGCGTCGTTCAACTGCTCGCGTTCGCGACGGGTGAACGATTCGGCATCCCGGATCTCTGCGGACTGGTCGTTGAGAAGGTCGACGTGCATGAGGGGTGGCTGGCTCCCTGGTTAGGAACGGCTGATGGCGTTCGCCCACGCGCGCCGGTAGATCTCGGCGATGCGAGGACGTGAGGCTTCGAGCGCGTGCGCGAGGAACGGGTTCTTCTTCGTGGGTTGCAGTCCACGACGTCCGGTGTCGACTCCCGCGGCGCGACGCTTCTTCACACCGCGGGGCGACTTCCGGCCCTTGAATCCGAGCTCGACGCGGCGGCCGTAGACGATGGTCGGACCCACCTGCACGATCGGCGTGTGGCTCACCGTCCGCGGCGCGACCGCGATGGACGCGGCGAGGTCGCCGGACTTGTGCGGCGCCGTGGCCTTCGCAGCTACGGCGAGTTCCGCTCCGGCGACCTGCGATGCTTGCTTCGCTGCGGCGATGACCGCCTCATCCAGCTTGACGACACCGGTCTTGAATTCCTCGATGCCGTGCCAGACGAGATGCGGCGCACCCACTTAGAGCACGTAGGTGATGGTCGACGCCGCCGCGAGATTCCCGGAGATCGACACGGCTTCACCGACGCCGCCCTTGATGGTCGTGTCGAAGATGGCGGTGCCGTACCAGTAGTTGTGCGTCGGGTTCGTCGCGTCCACGTACAGGTAGAACTTGCGCGCGACTCCGTCGGACGCGGCCGTGTACAGCTGTGCCGTCGCGGTGTCGAACCATCCGCCGTAGGTCCCCTTGGAGTCAGGGAGCCCGGCGACGTAGGTCTTGTTGCCGTCCGTGAAGGCGGTGACTTCCTGAATATCGGTGGCCCGCGGCATCGTGTACGCGTTGATGAACGACACGAGCGACGCGCTGCCGCCACCCGCGATATCGACGTACAGGGTGCCGTTGCGGCCGTGGATTCTTGCCACGTTGGTTCTCCTTGGTGGGCAGCAACGGCCGCGCCGCGCTACACGGGTTACTTGCTAGAGACTGTCGATGAGCTCGAGGAGCCGCTTCGCGTTGTTCGCGAATGTGCGGGCCGCGATTGCGCCGCTCGCCTTGTGGGCTGCGTCGATCCGTTCCGAAGGATGCGCGAGATACCAGCGGAGCTTCTCGCCGAAATCGGCTGGGCCGTCGAACGTGGGCAGCATCGGGAACAGCTGGTCGGATTCGGGACGAGGATCGCGGAGAAAGAACGTGCCGCACGCGGCCAGTTCGATCTCGCGTGGTCCAGCCGCCCACCCGGCATCGGTGGTTTCGCCTTCGTTGCGGTAGAGGTTCGCGGAGACCCGCGCGCCCCGGTAGAGGTCGGCGGCCTCTGCGTTGTCGCAACATCGCGAGATGTCATGCGCCAAGAACTTCAGGAGTGGGTCATCGGGTTGCAGCCAAGGCCAGTGGCCGGCGAGCGCGACGTCGATACCGTTGAAGTCGACCTGCTGAAAAAACCGTTGCCGGGACGGGAACCCTGAGCCGACGAAACAGAAGTCGGATCGGAAGTTCTTCGCGACGGGACCAGGATGATGCACGGTCGGGTCGTACGCGTGGGGCATGTACTCCGCGCGTGTCACCTCACGGAACTTGTCGAGGTTGGTCGGGTCGTTCAACAGAACGAGGTCGCAGTCCCGCGCGATCTGAAGTTGCAGTTCGTCTTCGTAGGGTGACTCGGTTGCGTGCAACACGACTTTCACGCCGTGCGCTCGGGCGAGTTGGTAGACGAACGGTGCGACGAACTTCCCGAAGGTGAGGAGCAGCACGTCGGGCTGGAAGGCGTAGATGTCGGCGTTCAGAGACCGGGACGCCATGATCGCGGTGCGTTCCGAGACTGTGCCGTCGATGTCGTCCTCGTGGCCCTCTAGCGCCATCTCGTAGAACGCGAGGCGGTCGTCGAGGTTGAAGTCTGCGAGGTCAACCAGGCTGCGGAGCGCGCCGACCCAACCGCGGTGCACGTCCGCGACCGAGAACGACGGGCCGGGCCGGCACGCGAGGATTCTCACGCCAGCACTTCCACCATCAGTTCGGCTGAGTAGTAGCGGGTGCCGCCGTCCTGGAGCTGCACGACCCCGTATTCGCGTAGCCCGGTGACGTGACTTGATTGCACGACTCCGCCGAACTTCGGGTCCGCACGCAACGCCGCGACGACTGTGCCGTTCCAGGGGTTGACGTAGCCGTTGAGGGTCTGCTGCCCGCCCTTGTCGTTCACCGACGCGACCAGGATGCGGACGACGAAGGTCGCCGTGGTCGAGCCATCGAAGTCTGCGTCGAAAGAGAAGGGGTCGGGGTAGATGTACGCGGCGGGCGACGAGACGCTGTCGGGTCCGTAGTCGTACGAATGCAGCGTCGGCGGTAGCGCCTGTTGCATCGCCGTTTGCACCGCCTGGATGTCCATCAGGCGACGAACAGCGTCGTTTGCTTCCGGTACGGGTGAAGTAGAGCGGTGACCATCGGGTTCTCACCGCGCACGCGTACGGCGCCGAAGTTGTCGAACCCCGCGACACCGAACGGCGCCTCACCCGACTTGTAGATTGCCGCGGCGAGCATCAGCGTTGCTTGCACTACCGGGTCGGGGATCTCGTCCCAACCGAACGTGCCGGTGACTTTCACGGTGTCCATGTAGAAGTCGGACCAGCGTTGCGGCCAGATTTTCGCGAGGGACTGCATCTGCGTGTACGGCCACCCGTCGATGCCGTTCATCGACTGGTTCACCGGCTGGAGCACGAAGTCGACATCGACGGTGCGGACCTCGGGGTACGGGTTCGCGATCGAGTTCGACCACTGCACGTGGACACTCAGCCCGGTCTTGGTCGCGAGTTCCATGTCATCGAGGTCGACCCAGTACGGGTCATTCGGACGCGGCGAGAAGTACTGCGTCTGCGTGGTCTGGTAGAAGTGCCGGCCGCAGATCCGTTCCACTTCACGCGACGCGGAGAGCAGCGCCTGCTCGATCAGCGGCGTGTCGAGCGTGGAGGTGTCGCGGACGAAGCTGCGGAACTGAGACTGCGTCGCGTACGCGGGGTACGTCATCGGCAACCCCTCACGGCACGCTGATGGAAGCGAGTCCCCAGCAGTTCGGGCGGTTCGACCAGATCAGCTGGTGTTCGTCGCAGAACTTCGCGATCGCGGTCTTGACTGGGAACGGCGGATCACCAGCGGGCGTGTCCTCGGGTACCTCGAGTTCGGTGTCGTGCAGCACGATCGTGCCGCCGGAACGCACCTTCGGGAGATACGCCGCGAGTTCATCGAGGGTGCGCTGGTAGTGATGCGACGTGTCAATGAACACCACGTCGACCTCATCGGGGAGCTGACCTACGACGTCGAGGTCGTCGCCGAGGATGAACGTCCACTGCCGCGACGGCAGGCTCGGTGCGGGCGCGATGTCGACCGACCAGAGATGCCCACCAGACTGCTCGAGCCCATACAGCCACGCGACCGTGGAGACACCGGTACGGACGCCGAGCTCGATGACCGTCTGCGCGTGTTGGGCGAGTTCCACGAAGTACGGGAGGTGCTCGACAATGTCGGATGGTTGCGCGAGTTGCATCTCGTACAGGTCGCCGATCAATGCCTCGTCGATCCTTCCCATGTGATCCAGGGGTTCATGTGACCCCAGTACATGCCAGGCAGTTCGGTGGGGCGGAGGTCGTGCGCGCGCAGCATCGGGGCTTGGCTCACTTGGTCTTGGAACGACCAGGCGGCCACTTCCCGCATCCATGCTTCGAAGCAGTCGCGGACCTGGCGGGTGTGCCATCGTCCGATGACGCCGGTGCACCAGAGTCCCCAATGCTCAGGATGGCCGAGGTCTGCGTAGCGTTTGACTTGCTGGTCCATCGGCTGCGTCGCGTACTTCGCCATCCCTGCCGAGAACGCCGCTTCGTCGAAGACGCAGTTGAAAAGGATCTGGTCGTCGCCCACGTAGGTGTGATGTGGCTCGACGTTCAACGAGTAGACCGGCAGGTTCAAAGCGTTTTCTCGGGTCACAGTGACGGTGCGCCAGGTGACGGAGCGATCCGGGTTGACGGTCGGCACCTCCATCCAACCGCTCGCGATGTTGGAGGCTCGGAGCTTCAGTTGTCGCGGTCTCTGGCCGGTCTCGCTCGGCCACATCGGGAACCGCACGTCCAGTCCGCAGTCTGCGAGAAGGCGATGAGCACGCTCGCCACTACCGAGAGCAGCGAGGTCTTCGTGGAGCCCCTTGAGCATCCCTGGCGTCACCGAGAACTCGCGGACTCCTCCCACTCGATGCTGGAAGATGGCCTGAGTGATCCCGTAGGCAGCCGACAGGTATTGCTCAGCGATCAACGCCTCCGCTGAGGATTCGTACAGCCCCACGATCCATGCAGCATCGGCTTGTTCTCCGCGAGCGCGTCCAGCGATGCCACCGACAGCGAGCGAGCCGATGGCTCCGAGTCTCGCTTTTCCGACCCTCCACCACGGCCCTCGTCGCATGAGGTAGACGGCGAAGGCATTCTCGATACCTCTGCGCCATCTGGCAGCAACGCGATGCTCCGGCGTTACCCGCACGTTCGTGGCGTCTGTGGTCATGCATACGAGCGCGCCGCTGAAGGAGCGCGAGGCGATCTGGAAGCCGTAACCTGCGTTGCCACGCCCAGGACCGGTAACGATGGGCGAGTCGCGAGCGACCCCTTTTCTGGGCGGCGGCCACGAAGCCAGCCGATCCTGCCCCTCGATGAGTTCGTCGATTCGGACCTTGCCACGATTGGTCGTCCAGACCATCTGGTCGCCGGGGGCGCAGTCGCGGTCGGGGTGCGGGAACTGCGCGAGCGGCGTAGCGAGTGAGAGCAGGTCCGTGACGAATGTCGGTGAGGTGACGCGGAAGCTGGCGTCGATCCAGACGGAGGCTTCGGCGTCGGTGTAACGCCAGGGGAGCATCTTCGGCCATTTCGCCGCCAAGCACGGGTGCTCGTTGGGGTGCGGCTCGTAGATCACATGCCAGGTGTCGGAGCGGAGCTCGGGGTTGTCGGTGACGCAGATCGCTTCCACGTCGCCGAGGTCGGGGAGTTCGTGCAGCGGGTCGAAGTTGTCGAAGGTCGCCGTGAGGAGAGCGACGGTCACGGGCGGTACGACTCGACGGTCGCGGCGAACTTCGCGACGTCGAACAGACCGTCGGCGACGGCGACGATGTGTGTGTGGATGTCTTCACCGAGCCGCATCGGGTAGTGCTCGTCCGGCACGGTGGAGCCGGTCACCATCCGCGTCAACGCGGCGACGTCGTTCACGGTCATCGACACGCCGGAACCACCTTCGATGATCCGGTCGTCTCCGCAGTCGAGCGCGTCGACCAGTAGGGCGGCGAGGTCATCGACGTGGATCAGGTCGACGGTTTGGGTGCCGTCCCCCCAGATCGGGATCGGCTGCCCAGCCCACGCGGCGGTCGCGAACGTCGGGACGATCTTCTGCGGGTGGCCGGCCCCGACCTTCTGACCCGGCCCGTACGCGTTGTACGCGCGGACGTGGGAGACGGGCACGCCACGGTGGCGATGCCAGGCAGACGCGAGGTCTTGCGCGCAGTGCTTCGTCGCGGTGTAGACGTTCGCCCACCCGGAGACGGGCATGGTGATACCGACGTAACTGATCCCGAACGTCTCGCACGCTTGAAGGACGTTCAGCGTCCCGTGGACGTTGACATCAACCGCGGTGTGGGGAGCGTCGAACAGTTCGTGGGTGCCGAGCATTCCGGCAAGGTGGATGACCGCGTCGCAGTCGGACGCGGCGTCCGCGACTGAGACGGCGTCGAGCACGTCGTGGGGACGGTCGAATACGACGGGTTCATGCTCACGCTCTTTGAGTTCGTGAACGACCGCGGAACCGATGAAGCCGTGGCCCCCTGTTACGAGAACCCTCATTCGTCAGGCTCCGGGTCGACGGCGCCGCGATAGGTGACGTGTTCGGCGCCGAATTCGGTAGTTTCGAGCAGAGCGTCACCCTCAAGCTCTGCTGTGACGTTGATGAACTCGACGGTGACGACAGTCGCCTCATGAACCGAGGTCGCGATGTGGATCGATCGCGCGCCCTTGAGCGGTTCGCCGTCCATGAGCACTTCGGTGTTCGCCCCGTGCGGCGTGCAGAGAACCTTGAAGTGATGAGTTGCACTCATGCCGCGTGCTCCGCGAGCCGCTTCTCGAACCGCTTCTTGTCAGTCTCCGCGTAGTGCTGACCGAGCTGGTAGGTGCTGTCCTGCTGCCCCTTCTTCCACGCCGGGTGCAGATGCTCCACTCGCGACGCGAGGGCCATCGACCACACTCCCCGATCCTTCGCCGCGGTCACGATCTCGTCGTCGACGAACCAATGCCGATACCCGGCGTGGCAGACAACGCCGGGGCCGTCCCACGAGGCGCCGACCTCGTCGATGTAGGACCGGCGGATCAGCATGTGCGTCGCGTGTTCGCCGCGCATAACGCGCGGGTTGCCGAGGTCGTTCGTGCCGATCACGGAGGCCTGAGTGATTGTCGCGGCGAGTTGCGCCTGATCCAACCAGCCGGGATGGAACTGCACGTCGTCACCGACGAGGAACAACCACGGTTCTTCCGTCTGCGCGTACGCGTCGTTGACCTTCACCGCGAACGGCCGGGCTGACGCGCTCAGCACCTGCGCGCCCGCGGCTTTCCACGCGTCGCGGGTCTTGTCGTCGTCGTCTTCACACACCGCGTACGCGGTCGCCAACCCGGTCGACGCGCGCAGCGACGCCATGAACGGTTCGGCGTTCTGCGGCCGGTTCAACACCGGCACGATCACCGCGGTCTGTTCTTTCGCCGGTACATGCAGCGGGTTCGCCCAGAACTGCCGTTCGGACAGCCACACGGTCTTCATGTGCGTGGTCCGCACCCCGGTATGGATGTAGAGCGGCACGCCGACCGTCTTCGCGCGCATGCAGAACGACAGATCTTCGGACGCGAGGCCTTCGTCTCCTTGCGCCTGGTCGTACCAGTGCGGCCCGTACTCGACGTGGATCTTCTCGATCACGCTGCGGTGGATCAGCAGGAACGCGGAGCCGGTCCCGTCGCATTTCACGAGCGCGTTCGGCTCATACCACGGGCGTGGCACGAACCCGCGGGGAGTGCGGTTGTCGTACCAGTCGAAGATCGTCGCGCTCGGCTTCGTCTCGTAGCCGCCGAACCCATCCAACCCGGTCTCGACCATCGAGAAGCAGAGGCCGCCGATCATCGGCCGCGTCTGCGGGTCCGCGACGGCGAGGAGCTTCTCGAGACTGTCTGGCTCGAACCCCATGTCGGAGTCGATCCAGAACAGCCACTCGTACTCCGGGTTGTCGAGCACCTTCTCCGCGACGCTATTCCGCGCGGCGATGAGGCCGCCGGAGCCGTAGCGCATACGGAGCGGGTTCCCGGCGCCGAGGAGATGGCCAGCGGTCTTCAGGTCGTAGAAGACGAGGTCTTCGATCGACGTCTGGAAGGAGTGCGCGACTTCCTTGTCGTGGACGTACGCGAGCGCGACCGTCACTCGGCGGCCGGCTCCTGGTTCGCCTCGGGCTTGCCTTCCCACTCCGATTCGACGGTCGTGTCATCGGGATGAGGCGCGTCCGCGTCGGCTGCCCAGCCGATCTCGCCGGGCTGGACTTCATGCGCGACTGGTTCCGCCTCGTCGGCTGGGACCTCGGGCTGAGGAAGTGGCGAGCGGTCCGCGTCGACGTCGTAGCCGCCATGCGGCGCGCCCGCGCCTGGTTCGGGCGTGGAAGGGTCGCCTGGAGCGTCCCAGTTCGCCGGCCAGCCGATCTCACCGGGTTCCTTCGGGCCGGTTGGGCCGACCGTCTGCTGCTCCTGCGGGTTCTCGTCGCTCACGCGGTCACCTCGATGTTCGCTTCGGTCGTTTCGATCTTGCGGGGACGGCCAGGACCACGCTTCGGCGGGTCGACCGTCCATGCCGGCGTGCGGTGCGCGATCGCGAGTAGGTCCGCTGAGAACCAGTCGGGATGCGCGACGACAAGCGGGTGTGTCGCTTCGTAGAGCTCGTGTTGACGGATCATCGCTCCGCCTTCCACGAACATCGTTGTGAGCACGTAGACGACGTCACCCATGGTGTCGGCTCCTTGGTTGCGTTCGCGCGGGGACGCGACTCGTGCATCAGTCCGTAGCGTCCCCGCGGCTCGAGCCGACGGCCATGCGTGCGTCGGCGAGCTCTCGGTTGTCAGCGGTCGATGTACTCGCTGAGCGCCGCCGCGCGCTTGATGAGGTCCTGTGCGGCCGCGGTGACGTCCGCGACGAGGCCGTAGACCGTTTCGGCATCGCGGTTGATTCGCTGCGTCTCGGCGCGTTCATCGAGCAACGCGACGATCGAGCGCAACTCGTCGCGTGTGAACCGATGGATCGGCGTCGATGAGCTCGCGAGTCGAGCGAGAGTGTCGCGGTCCATGAGGGCTGCTCCTTGACCCACGCTGGGGGACCGACCCCGAAGGGCCGATCCCCCAGCGTGCGCGTGTCCTAGGTGTTGGCCAGGAGACGGAACGCAGCGTCGGCGACGCTGTTCCCGCCGATGCGAGCGTGCATGAACCAGCCACGCTGTCCGGTCGGTCGGCCGCTGCCCGTCGAGAACAGCTGCGGGACGAACTCGACCGTCATGCCCGTACGGCGAGCGATGACGTAGTTCGAGAAGTCGCCGACAACCAGCCGGTTCGACGCGCCGGTCGTGGACGAGAACACCGGGAAGTACGGCGACTCGTAGACCTGCTTGTCGAACAGCACGTTGATCGCGCCCGCCGCCAGCGTCACGGTCGACGCGTGGTAAACGTTGCTCGTACCGAACTGGCGGATCTTGTTGTTGATGTCGACGTTCATCATCCACGACGCCCGGCGCCGGAACTTCTGCGGCAGCGCCGACCACACCGCGTAGAGGTCTTCCTGACCGAACGCACCGTCCGTGAGGGACGTGACGATGACCGTCGGGGACGACGCCGCGAGCGCGGTGAGGATGCCTCGGGGCTCACCCGTGCCGGAGCCGCGAGAGAACTTGTCGATGAGGAGCTCGTCGTAGCCGATCGCGCCGACGCGGCCCATCTCGGCCTGGAAGCCGGGCCAGTCCTCGCCGATCTCGATCGAGTACGGGATGAACCCTCGAGCCTGGAAGATCGTGACGGACGGCTGCGCGATGGTGAGCGCGTCGTCCGACACCTCGGAGCCTTCGGCATCGAAGCTCCACGACATACCGGCGGCGTTGACACCCTTCCACGCGTTGGTGTTCACGTTCTCCTGGCGAGCGATCGTCAGGAACGGGTTGTCGGATTCCTGGTCGGTCAGGATGACCGACGGGTCGATGAACACCGGCATCGCGTAACCGCCGGCGGTCGTCGTCTCCGACGCGGCGCGCTCCGCCCACTGCCGGTACTGCGACTGACGTCGTACGGCGTCGCGCTCTTCCTCGGTGAGGATCGCCGCCGCGTTCGGGTCGGTCATCAGCTTGTGGAACGCCGAACGGTACGCGTCGTTCTCCGTCACCAGCGTCCGCATCGCGATGTCGGACCGAGCGTCACGGACGCTCCGCTCCATCACGTCGAGCTGGTGCGGCGACAGGATGTACGCCGACTCCTTGTCGTCGAGGATGCCGAGCGCGGCGTCGCGGGTCTCCCGGAACGAGAGTGTGTTGACGTCGCGTGCGAGCAGGTCGTCGAGCGGCTTGCGGCGCGGGGCCTCACCGCGGATCTTGCGGCGAGTCGTGGACTGGATCTCGTCGATGCGCCTCGCGCGCTCCTCGAGTCGGTCGTATTCCGGCTGGAGGGCGTCACGCTCGGCGACGAGGTCGTCCCAGGTGTCCTGCTCGGGATCGGTGGAGAGGAAACCCTTCTTGTTGAGGGCGATCATCTCGGCGTCGATGTCGTCGAGTCGAGCTCGCATCTCCGCCATGTCGGTGCCCTTGCCGATCTCGGCCGGGCTGTCGGTCGTGGTCATCTCACGTTGCTCCTACCTTGATGCCGCGGCGCCGCATCTCCGATTCACGGAGGTACGCCTCGCGCTCTGCGGGCGTGGTCATCGGTCCGCGCGGCGCGCGCACCGTTCGTTCGGTGACGGCGTCCGCAGAGGTGCCCGTTGGGGCGGCGTCCGCGGAGGTGTCGGTTCGCGATCTGGTCTGCCCCTTCAGGGCAACGCACCGCTCAGGCGGTGTGGTCGAGGGGACGTAGGCCTGCTCGACCGCGACGGGGTCGGAGAGCGTCACGGCCATGTCCGCGTCGATCGTGTATTCGATCTTCCAGTAGCCCGGCCACGTTCCTTCGAGCGCACCCCATACCTGGAAGACGGCCCAGGTGTCGGTGATGTCGCACACCCAGACGTCGGAGGTCATGTCGTCGGAGTGGATCAGTTCCTCGACGGCTTCCTCGACGGCGCAGGTGATGGCACAGAAGGTGAGGTCGGAGCGGGTTTCGCCGCGCGGTTCTCTTGATCGCGGCTCGTAGCCGACTGCCTGCACTGCCTGGGGATCGCCGGAGAGGGTCACGACGCCGTCGGCGTAGGCGAAGTCCGCGGACCACAGTCCCGAATGGTTCGATGCTTCGTTGCCTGCGACGGTGAACACGAGCCGCCCGTCGTCCTCGTAGGAATCGACGGTGCGGACGTCGTCGGAGCTGTCGAGCCCGAGTCTGTCCTTGATCGCCGACTTCACGAGATCGATGACGGTCGGTTCCTGCGTCGACACGGTTGCCGTGTCGCGAGTCGAAACATTCACGGTGATCCCTTCAACAACCTTCTCGAGGTCGCGGAACGCGCTGCGTACCGATGCGGTCGTGTCTTCGTAGGCGGGCGCGACAACGGGTCCGCATTCGACGAGCCGGACTTCCTTGATCGTGCGGAGCTCCCCGCGGCGGCAGCGGACGGACGCGCGACCCGACCAGACATCGCGTGTGACTTCCATCCGCGCGCTACAACCGGTAACGGCACCGTCGCGGATCGCGTCACGGACGGGTTGGATGAGCCAGTTGTCGGTGAGTCGCGCTCGGATGAACAGGCCGCGGGCGTCTTCGCGGAGCTCGGTGATGGTGCCGAGCGGCATCTGGCCGATGAGCGGGTGCTTGCCGTGGCAGAACATGAAGAACGGGGTGCGTTCCGCGATCGACTTCTTGAAAGCGCCAGGGACGATGACCTCGTCGAACTCGGAGCCGTCGCGTTCTTCGATCCGCGCGGTTGAGTTGAAGACGGCGATGTAACCCTCGAAGGTTTGGCCGTCGCCGTTCTCGTCGCGTGAGCGGGTCAGTGTGAATTCGAAGTCGCGTTCGCGCGTCTCAGCCATTGGAAGCTCCTGCGGGTAGCGCCGCGGGCGACGCCGGACGAGGCAGTTGGGGGTCGGCTCCGCCGCCGGTGAGTTGACCGGCGCCAGGCGGTTGCAGCTGCACCGAGTACAGGCCGGTGTGCCGGTCGATCAGTCGCGTCAGATCACCGGTGACGACGGCGTCGATCGCGGCGTCGGGTTCCCACCCGGCTTGCACGAGCGTCATCACGGACTTCGCGTTCTCGGAAAGGATTGTCGCCTGATCCGCGATGTCTTCCCGAAGGAAGGCAATGTCTCGATCGTCGTACCAGAGCCGCGCGCCCGGCGGGGTCGGAAGCAGCGACTGCATCGACGACGCGAAATCACGCCACAGCGGCCGCATCGTGCCGTCCGCCAACCGGCGGCGGGCCTCGCCGTAGTTCCCGGCGTTGAGGCTCGAACCCTTCAATCCTTCGCTGATCCCGACGATCGCGGGTGGAATACCGGCCGCGACGGCGACGCGGACCTCGCCGGCGCCTTGCACGGCCTGGAGGAGCAGGTTCTCGAACGTCTGCCCGACGGTCTTGACGTCGGCGCCGCCACCCATGAACAGCGTCTTGCCGGCGTTCTCGGGACGTTCGTGATCCTGACGGAAGATCTTGATGAACGCTTCCGCCTGCTCCTTCGACACGGTCGCGTCGAACGACACGACAGTGGCGAGCGTCGCGCCGTTCGAGATGACGGATTGCTTGTGCTTCGAGACCGCTTCGTCGGTCGCGATGTCGTTCAGGCACGGCGACAGCCACGACATGCCGATGAACCGGTTCGTCGGGTTCGGATGCGGCTTGTAGTGGCAGACCTCCTCAGGGAGGTAGACGGTTGCTTCGTTGCTGGCCGGCACGTACGCGTAGGCGGCGAGCTCCTCGCCGATCTCGAGACCTGACATCGTCTTGTCGTACGCGGTGCGGGTCAGCACCTTGACGTTCGCGGGGTCGAGCCACTGGAGGTAGTCGCCGTTCTTCACCCAGTAGCTGTTGCCGGCGCGTGCGACGTCGAGTTCGGCTTGCGCGAGGAGGTTGCTCGTGGTGTGGCCGGGCCAGGGTTCCTCGAGGATCGCGAGGTCGGGGTTGCCGAACAGGTCGCCGGGTCGGCCGCCGCGCATCTGCTGCCACTGGAACCGCGCTTCGGCGAACAGCATGAGCCGGATGTTCGCGACGGAGAACACGGCCGGGTTGTCGGTGATCGGCTGCGAGAGCGGCGTCTGCCCGATGTTGAGGCCCTGGTAGGGCATGCCGCCGAAGCTGAACTGCGAGCCAGGCGCGAACATCTTCGCCCAGTCGTAGATCGAGATGCCGGTGGTCTCGTTCGCGCCGACTCCGGAGAGCGGGACGCTACGTTCGAGGCGGCGACGCTCGCGGAGACTGGTCATCAGGCTCCTTGACGTCTACGAGGTCGTATGCGGCCCAGATCGCGCCGGCGGCGAGCGGCGCGAATCCGAGGTACCAGATCGGGCACAGGAACCCGACGAGCGCTGCGCAGATGACGCCGAGCGTGTAGAGCGCGCGGGTTACGCCCACGCGGACCACACCTCTGCCGAGGCGCCCTGCGCGGCCCACAGCGCGGCGGACGCGGCTACGAGCAACGTGATGTCCGTGGTGGAGTTCTTCCGGCCCCACGCCCACGCTTCGCCGGTGGTGCGCTTCGCCGCGCCCGCGACGGCTGCATCAAGGTCGGGGTTCCGTCGAATCCGGACCGCGCGCTCGATGACCCGGTCGTAGAACCGTGCAGCGGCGCGGGTCATGTCATCGACACCCAATTCCACAACCGGGACCTTGCGTTGTTTCAGGTCGGCGATAAACGTGCCCGCCGGTCCCTTCGCGTCGATCACGATCGGAACCTTGTACTTGAGGTGGAGGTTCTCGGCGCGATCGACGCACCAGGCGACCGACGGCCGGTAGTCGACGACCTCAAGCGCTGGGCCGTCACCGACCGTGACGATCCCCGCCGCCGTGCGTTCGGGGTTGCAGTCCAACGCGAAGAAGTTCGCGATGACCTCGAGGTCCGCCGAGTTGCAGTCGTCC